AGTAGTGCGGACCCCGAGATTTGGCTAGTTATGACGCTGGAATAAAGGGGTTAAGTACATGATTTCGCTAGACAATCAATGCTCACAAAAAGACTTCGCGGCCCTGATTGGGGTATCCGAACCAGCAGTTTCCGGCATGGTCAAGCGTGGCGTGCTAATCCCGGGTGAAGCGCTTGGCGTCTGGCTGCTGGCCTACTGCAACCATCTCCGCGAGCAAGCGGCGGGGCGCTCGGCGGACCTGACGGCGGAGCGCGCGGGGCTGGCCAAGGAAAACAAACTCCGTGCCCGCATCGCCAAACTGAAAGAACTCGGCGAATGGGCGCCGATCGAGAATATGACGTTGGTTCTGTCCAGGGTCACCGCGCAAATGGCCAGCCAATTCGAGCACATCCCAGTCAAGCTCAAGCGGGCCTACCCTGAAATGACCGCCGAACAGCTTGGCATCATCCGCGAAGAGCTGGATGCGGCCCGCAACCTGCTGGTCACGGTAGGTGAAGAGTCCGGCCAGGCCGCGCTATTCGACGCGGAAAGCCGGCTCATGGATTACGTCGATGGCTTCGACGATGGCGCCACTGCCCAAGAATAGCCCCCGCACCATCGCCGCCACGCGGGTGGCCAGCGCGCTATCAGCGGGCCTTGAGCCCCTGCGCGTCGAACCTCCCCTGCGCATGTCCGAATGGAGTCGCAAGCATTTCTACCTCTCGCGGGAAAGCTCGCAGACCGAGGGCGGTTGGCAGCCTTGGCCCTACCAGACCGGAATCATGGACATGATCTCGGATGACGACATCCGCGAGGTCACCGTCAAGAAATCAGCCCGCTACGGCTACACCAAGATTTTAGTCTGCGGCCTGCTGTATTTCGCCGAACACAAGAAGCGCAATCAGGCCGTCTGGCAACCCACGGGCGGCGATGCCGAGGAATTCGCCAAGGTCGAGTTGGAGCCCGCCATCCGTGACGTGCCCTGCATCAACGCGATATTCCCCAACGCCCTCCGCAAGTCCAAAACCAACACGCTGCAACTCAAAAAGTTCACCACCGGCGCCCTACACATCAAATCAGGCACGGCATCCGGCGAATATCGCCGCATCACGGTCGCAGTGGGCTGGCTGGATGAGCTAAGCAAGTTCCCGCACGACGTTGAGGGCGAAGGCCGCCCGTTCAATCTTGCCGAAAAGCGCATCGAGGGCGCCGTATTCCCCAAAATCATCACTGGCAGCACGCCCAAGAGCCTCGGCAGTTGCCAGATTGATGAGCGCGTCCGTGCGTCTGACATGGTGATGAGCTACCACGTCCCATGTCCGCATTGCGGCCATGAACACACCCTGGAATTCCACGGCAAAGCCGAGAAAAAAGAGCCGCGCGGCCTGGTCTGGCGTGAAAACGACCCCGATAGCGCCGGCCATCTCTGTCCAGGATGCGGCGTCATCTACACCCAGGCCGAATACCTATCCGTCGCCCACCTGGGGCGCTGGATCGACCCCAATACCGGCTACTGGCTAGACCTGACCGGCCCTGCGCTCGTGTTCCGGGACGGCAGCGGCATGCCGCTACCCAAGCCCAAACATGTCGCCGTGCGCGGCTGGAGCGCCTACAGCCCGCAGATCACGTGGGGCAAAATCGTCGCTGAATTCATTGCCGCCTGCGATGCAAAAAACCGGGGCGATGACTCCCTGCTCAAAACGTTCTACAACATCACGGTGGGAGAGTGCTGGGAAGAAGAGGTTGAGAAAGGCGACGCGCAGGCCTTGATCCGCCGCGCCGAAAACTACCCGCTCCGCAAAATCCCCCGCCAGGTGCTGGCCCTCACGGCGGGCGTGGACGTACAAAACGACCGGTTTGAACTCGTTGTCTGGGGCTGGGGTAGCGGCGAAGAAGCCTGGGTGGTGGACTATCAAAACATCGCCGATATCAACCCCTTCAAAGACAAAGACTGGGAAATCCTCGACGAATATCTCCTCCAGCGCTACCCGCACGCACGCGGCGGCGATATGGGGATCGCCATCACCGGCGTAGACAGCGGGTATGCCACCCACCAGGCCTATCGCTACTGCCGGGGCATCGCAAAAAGCGGCGTCACCCGCGAACGGCTGAAAATCTACGCTACCAAGGGCGAAACCCGCGATGGACAACCGATCCGCTCGCGCCGCTCACTGGTCGATGTCAAAACCCAAACCGGCAAGAAGATCACCAACGGTTGCAAGCTCTGGTTCATCGGCACCGACGCGGCCAAAGACACGATCTGGGGCCGGCTCAACATCGACGTACCGGGGCCTGGCTACCTGCACTTCAGCAAAGAACTACCCCCCCAATTCTTCGAGCAACTCGTGAGTGAGCAGCGCGTCATTCGTCGCGTGGGCGGCGACGTCACCCACAAATGGGAAAAACCCAACCCCGGCACGCGCAACGAAGTCCTGGACTGCACGGTGGGGAGCTTGTGGGGGCTGGAAATGCTGATAGAACCCTATCGCCGCGACCCAGCCCGCCTCTGGCTTGAACTAGAGCGGATGCTCGCCCAACCCGATCTACTGGCCGCCATCGCCCCCACGTCCGTCAACGCAGACGACCCGGCGCCCACGCCAGCCCCCAGCATGCCGCCCCCCGTGCGGCAACCCCGCTCGCAGCCGCAAGGCTTCGGCTCTGAATCTTGGAACCTTTAACGGAGACCCCATGCACGCGAAACAGGAACAGGAATACAAGGCTGCCGGCTTGCCGGAGTATGACCCGCAGGCCCGGGCCGCGTTTGTCGCGGGGTGGAAGGCGGCGCTGCGGTGGCAAGCATTAAAGCCGATCGAAATACCGCTACCGCGAGACCCTGAAAGCGTATGTCACCCATACCGGAGGCCCACATGAGCGAGCGGGCGCAGCGCTATCAAGTCGGTGGGGACCATTACAGCCGGCATCGTATTCAACCTTGGGACATCATTCGGGAGTACAGCCTGAGCTTTTTCGAAGGCAACGCGCTGAAGTATCTGCTGCGCAAAAAGCCCGGCGTCCCGCGCATCGAAGACTTGAAAAAGGCTAAGCACTACATCGAGACGCTGATCGAGGACGAAGAGCGGGCCGCCGTGGCGGAGCTTCGCGAGCGGCAAATGGGCATTGCCAAAAAAGCCCTGGCAGAAGCGCGCGCCAACATCATGGCGGCGTATCCACCCACGGCCGAGCAAAAGCGTGACTCCGAAGAAGTGCGCTACTGGGCCAACATGGCCCGCGCGGCGGAAATGGAGGGCCTGGTATGAAATGGGTCTTTCGCGCGGGTGCGCTGGTGCTGCTGTTGGTGTTGGGCTCCGGCTATCTGATCATCGGCTGTTTAGCGCTGATCGGCGATGGTCTGGGATGGGTCATGAACGCGACCGACCGGCTGCTGGAAAAGCTTTCCGCTTGGGGGGAAGCGTTGTGACACAAAACCACTACATTATGTCAGACGTGGCACGCTGCGATGGCGCGGGGGTGGCACATTGCAGCAATTGCGCGCGGCGGCTGCAAAAAGCGCTGGATGCGTCACGGCCAACGGTCTGGTTTCCGCAGATGTTTCCGCCCGCGTTTCGGTCGTCTTGTCAGTTCAAGATTCTGGCGCACGAGGATCGACCAGCGGGGGTTTCCCATGGATAAGTGCCCCGATTGCATCACACCGCCAGGCACGCGCTGTGAATCGGCGCCGGGGAATTGCCCGTATGTGAAGGCATCACAACTGCTTGATGTGGCGGATTGTTGCGAGACACTGGAAGAAGCGCGGGCGGTCATTCGGCGCATGGTTCGGCGTATCGAGGATTTGGAAGATGAAGTCAACGTACTGAGGCATGAAGTATGAGCTCCGCGACCAAAGTACCCCCGATAAACCTCTGGAACATAGGCCTAGCGCTCAAGATCATTGTGTCGTGCAAGCTGGCCGAACTGATCCGCCGCAAATGACCAACACGGAAACGCTACCGCTGGAGCGGTCCGGGCGGCATTCCCACGCTGGAACGTGGGAACGATCGCGAGCCGGCTGTTGGACGGATAAACCCAAGCCGCACCCCTGGCATGCGGAGATTACGGACATGGCCTGCGGCTATGACCACAAATTGACTGACTCGGCCTGTCTGCATTGCCATCGCCAGCGCGAAGA